CTGGGCGCCACCGGGCACCGAGGACGAGCCGACGCCCGAGCTTCGGTGGCCGCTGTCGGTTGACGTGTATGACCAGATGCGGCGCCAAGACGCCCAGATCCGGTCCGTACTGCGGGCGGTGGTGCTGCCGATTCTGCGCACGGATTGGTGGATCGAGCCGAACGGCGCCCGTGACGAGGTTGTGCAGCTCGTGGCCGAGGATCTCAACCTGCCGGTCAAGGGCGAGGAACCCAAGCCCACCCGGCGGACGCGGGACCGGTTCTCGTGGTTCGAGCACCTACGCCTAGCGCTGTTAATGCTTCCTTACGGACATTCGCTGTTCGAGCAAGAGGCCCGCATAGATGAGCAAGGCCGGGCGCGTCTGCGCAAGTTGTCCTATCGGCCGGCGCGAACCATTAGCGCGTTCAACGTCGACTATGACGGCGGCCTGTCCTCGATCGAGCAATACGGGCACATTGACACGTCCGGCCCGGTGACGATCCCGGTGACCCGGTTGGTTGCCTACGTCTACGAACGCGAGGGTGGCAACTGGGCGGGTACGTCCTTGCTCCGGCCCGCCTATAAGAACTGGCTGTTGAAAGACCGGCTGTTGCGGATCGGCACCATGACGGTTGAGCGCAACGGACTGGGCCTGCCGATCTACGAGGCCGCCGAGGGCGAGACCGACCTTAGCGCCGGGACCGCGTTGGCCTCCTCGGTCCGTGCCGGTGACGGCGCCGGGGCCGCAACGCCCAACGGCGCGAAACTCCGGCTTGCCGGCGTGGAAGGAACCTTGCCCGACGCGCTGCCGTGGGTCCGTTACCACGATGAGCAGATGGGCCGCGCCGTCCTGGCGCACTTCCTCAACCTGGGCACACAGACCGGCTCGTGGGCCTTGGGCTCGACGTTCGCGGATTTCTTCACCTTGAGCTTGCAGGCGTTGGCGCAACAGCTAGCCGACGTGGCCACACAGCACGTGGTCGAGGACATGGTCGATTGGAACTGGGGCACCGACGAGCCCGCGCCGGTGATCGGCTTTCAAGAGATCGGCTCGCAACAGCAAGCCACCGCCGCCGCCATCAAGTTGCTCACGGACGCCGGGATCCTCTTGCCGGACAAGAGTCTTGAGGAAGCCATGCGCCAAACCCTCGGCCTGCCGCCGAAAGATCCCAAGCCGGGAGGAACGACGCCGTGAACCCCTCACGCCTGATGAATCGGCGCGGCCAGTACCGCATCCGCAACGAGGCCGAAACCCCAACGGTGACAGAGATCCTGTTGTACGACGAGATCGGCGAGGATCCGTGGTGGGGGACCGGCGTATCGGCCAAGGCGTTTGCCGAGGATCTGCAAGCCATTGATACCGACGAGATCCACCTACGGCTGAACTCGCCCGGCGGCGACGTGTTCGAGGCCGTGGCCATGCTCAACGCGATCCGGCGCCACAAGGCCAAGGTGACCGTGTACGTGGACGGCCTCGCCGCGTCGGCGGCCTCGATCCTGGCCATGGGTGGCGACGAGGTGGTCATGAGCCGCAACGCCGAGCTGATGATCCACGACGCGTGGGGAGTTGCCATCGGCAACGCCGACGACATGCAGAAGATGCACGAGGATCTGAGCCGCGCATCGGACAACCTGGCCTCGGCCTACGCCGACAAGGCAGGCGGCACGGTCGCCCAGTGGCGTAAGGCGATGAAAGCCGAGACGTGGTACTCGGACAAGGAAGCCGTTGCCGCCGGTCTGGCCGACCGGGTCGAGCAATCCAAGACCGCAAGCGACAAGGCCAAAGCCAAGTTCAACCTGTCGCTGTACGCGTACGCCGGGCGCGCGGAAGCCCCGGCCCCGTTCCTTCCGGCTGAGCCGGAAACGCCCGAAAACAAGGAAGGACAGGCCATGCCTGACACCTTGGCCAAGGTGCGCCAACGGCTCGGCCTCAGTGCCGACGCTGACGAGGCGTCGATCCTGGCCGCACTGAACACCGTTGCCCCTGACAACGACCCGGACACTGAGCCCGAGCCCGAGCCTGTGCCGGCGCCGGACGAGGACGACCCCGACACCGGCGAGGAAACCGAGGAAGGAACCGAGGCCGAGCCCGCCGTCCAGACGGTCGACTCGGACACCCTGCGGAACCTGATCCGTGACGCCGAGGCCGGACGTAAGGCGTACGAGGCCCAGCAGGCCGCCCACCGAGAGAACCTCGTTGAGGCCGCCGTCCGCGATGGCCGGATCTCCCGTGCCCGTTCGGCCGATTGGCTCAACAAGCTCGCCAAGGATCCCGGATCCGAGTCCGAACTTGCCTCACTCGCCAAGGGGCTCATCCCTGTCGACGGCCCGCGCGGCTACACCGGTTCACTGACCGACGTGGCCGAGGACGCCGATGACGCCATCTACAACGCGCTGTTCGCGCCTGAGGGGGCCTAAGCCATGGCCGATTACGTTCCGCTCTACAAGCCCGGTCAGGCGATCACCTCGACCGTCGCCACATCCGCTGTTGTCGGCGGCCGGCTGGTGGAAGTCAACGGCGTCAGTACCGTTGGTCCGGCCGGTGCCGCGTCCACCAAGGTGGTTGGCGTCGCCGCCTTTGACGCCGCCGTGGGCGACAAGGTCACCATCCACGCTGGTGGCGTGCAGCGGCTTACCGCATCCGCTGCCATCACCGCCGGGGACAACCTGGCCGCCGCCGCCGCCGGAAAGGTTGCCGCCATCGGCGCCGGAACCTTCGGTCAGCTTGTCGGCGTGGCCCTCACCTCGGCCGCCGCTGACGGTGACCTCGTTGAAGTTCAGATGCGGTAAGGGGAACCACTGACATGCCTTACACCTACCCGCCTGCTGCCCCGACGATCAGCGGCGACAACGTCACCATCAGCCGGTTCTTGGGCAACCCGACGCTGATTGCACGCCGTCTGCGGTCCTTGCTCGAACAGCGGTACATCGCAGACGCCCTACTCACCGGGCGCTACAGCGCCACCGGCTCGGGCTCGATCGAGTACGAAACCGGCGAGTCGATCTTTTCCGGGGAGAACCCTCGGGCCGTTGCCCCCGGCAGCGAGTACCCGATCGTCAACCCGGCGGTCGGTGCGGCGTCCCTCGCCAAGACGGTCAACTGGGGCCAAGACGCACTCATCACCGACGCGAGCATTGCCCGCCGTCAGATGGACCCGGTCAACCGCGCGCTCGTCAAGCTCGCCAATCAGAACGTCAAGTACGTCGACTCGGTGGCGTTGTCCGCGATCTCGTCGGTGGTCACACAGAACACCGCCGCCGCCGCCGACTGGTCCACCGCGACGGCGGCGCAGATCCTCAAGGACGTGGGTCTGGCCAAGGCGAACATCCTTGCGCTGAACGAGGGTTACGACCCGGACACCGTGGTCATTGACGACATCAACTGGGTGCATGCGATGACCTCGTTTGTTGCTGCCGGCTACGTTCCGCGCGAATCGGTCGCGGACAACCCGGCGATGACTGGCGAGTTCCCGGTCATCCTCGGACTCCGGTGGATGGCGAGCCCGAACGTGCCGACCGCCAACACCGCCTTTGTGCTCGACTCGCAACAGCTCGGCGGCATGGCGGACGAGGATCTCGGCGGACCCGGCTACACCTCTGCCGGCGGCGTCGGCGTTCAGGTGAAGACGATGCGCGAGGACGAGACCGACGAGTGGCGCGTTCGCTGCCGCCGGGTCACCGTGCCGGTGGTGGTCGAGCCCGCGTCCGCGTGGAAGATCACGGGCATCTGATGGGCTACGTAGTCAAGGCGCCGCTGGTGATTGCGCGCACCGAGAACGATGGCTACGTCCATCTGTACGACGGCTCGCCGGTTCCGGACAACATCGTTGCTGACGACGTTGAGCGTCTGGCCGGTGCGGGCTTCCTGGCCGACGCTGAGGCGCCGTCTGAGGCCACGCCCGAGCCGGGGGTAGTCGAGCCCGTGCCGGACAAGGAAAAGCCCGTCAAGCCCGCAGGAAACGCCAGTCATGAGGCGTGGGTTGACTACGTCGTGCAGTCCGGGCGGGCCACCCACGACGAGGTCCGCAACCTGACCCGTGACGAGATCCGCGACCGCTACGGCCGTTGAGCCACCACCCTCTCTCTTGACTGCAAGCGTGCGGGCGCCTTTGGCGTGCAGTCGGGGAGAGGGTGGTTTCCCACGAAAGGGGCGCCGTGGCCGACATAGCGACCATCGAGGAATTCGCGTCGTTCCTCCAGACCGACCCCGACACGGCGACTGCCAACCTACTGTTGCTCGACCTGGCCCAAGGACTCATCACCGCCGAGATCGGCGCACAGGATCCGTGGCCCACCATCGCCAAGTCCATTGCCCTCGCGGCGGCCGGGCGGGCGTACGTCAACCCCGAGGGCCTGAGGCAAGACACGGTCGGTTCCACCACCGCCATTTACAACACGCCGCTGTACGTGAACGGCGTCTACCTCACCGACGCCGAGCGGGCCTCACTGCACACGTGGGCCAACGGTCCCGGCGGTTCGTCACGCGGCAAGCCGCAAGGCGCGTTCCCGGTGGCATGGCCGTGGCCCGATCCCGCCCAGACCGACTAGGGGGTTGACGGCATTGGCGAGCCAAACCCGTGGGGCGCAGATTAGCTCATCTACTGTGGCGTCATTCAGCATCGGTGCGTTCCCGGCCGCCACCTCGCAGTCTTACGTACTAGTTGCCGTGGGCATCAACTCTACGACCATCGCGGTTAGCTCGATCACCGGTGGCACCGGCACGTTCGTCAAGGTGGCCGGCGCCATCAGCGCGTCAAGCTCGCTAGAGCTGTGGGTTGGCTATGACTTTGGCACGTCCTACCCGACGAGCGCGACCATTACCCGTGGCGCTGGCACCGCGACCATGACCACCGTCTCGCGGACCATTGACGTATACGGCGATTGCTCGCAGGCGCCCTCGGCCACGGCGTCTACCGCTGGCACCGGCACCGGGACCACGGCCGATAGTGGGTCGCTGACTCCGGCGGTGGGTGACATTCTCTTTACCGGGCTGGTCCTGGCCTCGACCTCGGCGGACTCAACCGCCCAGACCCACACCGGCAACACCTACCTGAACAACACCGGCGCCGAACTTTCTAGCGTTCGGGTCGAGTGTGCGTGGTGCGAGGCCGCCGCCGCCGTTGCCAGTAGCGAGTCGTGGACGATCGGCTCGACCACCTGGGCCGCCGTCCAAGCCAAGTGGACGCCGCCCGCCGCACCGGCCGCATCAACGGCGTGGGTCTACAAGGGCCGGGATCTCGCGTCCCTCGACACGGAAGGGGTTGCCTGATGGCGACGCACTTTGCCATGGGCGACTCGGTGATCACGTCCGTGGTGGCCGACCTCGTCACCGCGATCACGGCGTCAAGCGACTGGACCAACCCGGCCGGATCTCGCGTGGTCGCCACCACCACCCGAGGCGCGGACATGGTGGTTGATCTGGCCGACGCCGCCGCCGGGATCTCCGGGCTCACTCTGGGCGTGTACCGGACCGCCGGGCTTGCGGACAAGATCACCCGCTATCTTCCGTGGCGCGGATCGACGAGTGGCGGCGCAACGTCCAACACCGTGCATTGGACGGTCAGTGCGGGCAAGGAACACCTGTTCGTCTCGATCGAGGGGCCGCGTCAAGGCGAACCGGGCTACAACATCAGCTCTACACCGTGCCGGGGGTCGCTGTTCCTGGGCGACATAGTGCCCTATTTCGGTGCTGACACTGTGGCGGCGGTGGTGTGCGTCAGTCACGCGGCGGGACTCGGTAGCTCGGATGTTACGGTCGGGTGCAATGTGTCCCGGAATGCCGCGAACAACGCCTCGTGGGTTACCGGAAAGTTGCTGACCTTGGCCGTGCCGATTCTCTACAGCTCCACTCTCGCCGTTGGCTCGGTTCAGCGGATCGCATCCGGGGATGGCAAGACGTACCTCTGGCCCTACGTGGTGGTTGAGGACACCGCCGGGTTGCGAGGCCGGATCGGCAAGGCGTTCTACGCGGGGATGGGTTACGACGGGTCAGCCTCTGGCGTCGATCCCATCCCCTCGCCCTATAGCCGGGTGACGTACTCCGGCGAGACGTACATGGTGCTGATGGCTAATGCGTTAGCAGGGGTCAGCGGCTACACGTTCAACGCCTTTGGTGGGGATGCCAACGGTGGCTCGGGCAGCGGTCCCATCGTCGCCGTTCCCTACGCCTAGTTAGGGAGTAGGTCCATTGCCTTGGATCGCAACCGATGAGGTTGACGACGCGGCCCGGTGGCTGACTGCCCCTGAGTCCTTACTGGACACGACGCTCACGGGCAGCGTGTTGCTGGCGGCAACGGCCATCACGGAAAAGTCTGCCGGCGCGACGCGTTCGGGCACTGGCACCATCACCGCGTCGGCATCGGGCGAGGCGCCCGCCGGTGTTGTGCTGTCTGGCACCGGCGCCCTGACCGCCGAGGCCACCGTTGAACCTCGCAACGCCGCACTGATCATCACCGCCACGTCGGCGGTGCCGATCGCTGTACGGGTCAAGAACGTCCGGTACGACGGCATGTTGACCGGTTACTTGCACGGGGCACCAAAGTTCACCAAGACCGACCCCGGCGGCTACCGTGCCGCGTCGTTCGTGGTCGATCAGCGGTTGGGCTTCCGTACCGACATGGTGCAGGACTACAGCCGGGTGTACTTCTACGACAAGCGTTCGGGCGCCACGGTGTTCGAGGGCGACGTAAGCCATCCTGGCAAGTCGGTCAGTGATGACGGCGCGTTGCTTGAGGTGCAGATTGACGGCGGCGCCGAACGCCTCAACGACTGGTCCGGCATGCGGATCTATATCGACCGCGACATGACCGCGTGGAAGAAACACACCACCTCAGTGGTGTCCACCACCGTCGAGACCGGCGACGATCGGGGGGGCTCGGGCGACGACGCGTTGACGTTGGCGTTCCCGCAGGACACCCACGTCGATACCGAGTACAAGTGCGAGGCCATCTACACCCGTGTCCGTGAGTCCGGACAGCAACTCGGTTGGTACAACTACGCATGGGACGGCGGGCAGACCAACGCGTCCTGGCGAGTGATCAGCATGGTGACGCCGCCGTCCACGGTGGTCCGCGACCAAGCGCTGTCAACGTCGGGCAGCGGCGGCAGTGGCGCGGTCGTTGGCGGCTCGATCCCCGAGGGTGCGCAGTGGGCATTCCTCCAACTGTTGTGGAACTCCGGCCCGTCGAACACCGGCAGCGGCGTGGACGTGTGTTGGGTGTCGTTCACCCGCGTCATCGTGATCGTCCGGCTCAAGCTCAAGGACGGGTCGTGGAAATCCGGCGCGAGCTACGGCGACACCATCAATGCCTATGACGTGGTCAACGACCTGTTGGGTGACCAGCTCGCCGCCACCTTTGACGGCGCCAACGCCACCGTCGAGACCGGGGCCGGGCTAGCGATTGGCCACCTGGCATTCCCGGACGGCGTCACGCCTGCCGGCGTGCTTGAGGAACTGCTGAAGTTCGAGGGCGGCTGCACCTACTTTGTCGGACCGTCGAGGCCCGGCGTGGACAAGTACACGTTCAAGTGGGTGGCCCGGTCGCAGTCGGTCCGCTACGAGTTCGTCCTTGGCACCGACGACTACAGCAACGGCGCACAGTCGACGGACCAATACAACGTCGCGGTTGCTCGGTGGCAGTCCCCGGCCGGGCGCATCAAGAACACCACCACCACGCAGACCATCCCCGATATGGATGCGATCGGCCGCACCCGCCGGTTCTTCCAAGACCTCGGCGCGATCTCCGGCAACGAGGACCAAGCCGTCAACGCGAACAACGCCGTGCTGGAGGACCACCGCTACCCGGTCAACGGCGGCCGGGTCACCGTGGCGCGCGAGGTGGTGGACCTGTTCACCGGCCGCCGGGTTCAGCCGTACGAGATCGAGCCCGGCTACCTGTGCCGGCTGGTGGGCATTGACCCCGAGCCCGATGCGCTCAATGTCACCGCGCCCAACGGCGGCACGGTCTGTCGCATCGTCACCACCGACTATGACGCCGACACCCACGCGGTCAGTTTGGATCTGGACAGCACCTCGTGGTCTCTGTTCCGCGCTATCGCCCGCGCCAACCGGCACACCGGACGCCCGCAGCGTAAGGCGTTCTGAGACACCCGAGGGGAGAACGGCACATTGTCTGACGTACTCATGCGCGTGACCGTCACCGCCGACGCCGAGGTCACCAAGGCCGCCGACATTCGGCAGTGGACCTTACGCGGCACGTTCGAGGATGACGAGATCACCGTTGAGGTCGGCAACAACGCGGTCTATGTGCGCAGTACCGGTGACCCCGTTTCGGATCTCGTCTGCATGTTGCGGCCGGACTCGGCCCGCGAGTTGGCCCGCTGCCTGAACGCCGCCGCCGACAAGGCCGAACTTCCGAAAGACGAGGACCACTGATGGCCGTTGGGTTCTCGACCGTCAACACGGTCAATGCGTGGCTGGACTGTTTGCGGGGCACGGGCGCCACGACGTTCACCGGCGTCACCACCTTGTATGTCCAGCTCCACAAGGGCGACCCCGGCCCGGCCGGAACTAACAACGTGTCGAGCACCACCACCCGGCAGGCGGTCAACTTCGCTGCCGCGTCCGGCGGAAGCCAAAGCATCACCGGTACGCCTCAATGGACGAACTGGGCCGGGACCAACGGTGAGGTGGTCAGCCACATTGCCGTGTTCGGCGCCTCGTCTGGCGGCACGTTCTATTACTCCGGCACCCTGTCCACGCCCAAGACCGTCAACACCGGGGACACCCTCACCCTGTCCGCGCTCACCGTGTCGATCACACCGTTGGCGGCGTAGCCCGTGCGCTTCCGTGACGTGGTGACCGTCGTCCGCGCGCCGGAACTCGTCGGCCCGGACGGCGCCACAAGCCCCGATTGGAACGGCACACTCACCACCACCGACTACCCCGGCGAGTTTCAACCGATCGGCTCGACCGAGGAAATCGTTGGACAGGAACGCACCGAGTCCACCCACAAGGCGTTTCTGCCGGCTGACGCCGACGTTAAGGCCACCGACCGGGTCCGATTCCTGGGCGTCGACTACACCGTTGACGGCGACCCCGAGCACCACCGCCACCGGGGCCGACCGCATCACCTAGAGGTGTTCTGCTTCCGTGTCCAAGGGGGCTAGTCCATGCCGCTGCCCGTCCTGGCGGATCCGGTTGTCGCGGTCCGCGCAGCCCTCGTCGCACAGTCGACGCTCACAAGCCTTGTTGCCCAGCGCATCTATTACGCGATCCCGGCGACGCCCACCTACCCGCTGTTGGTCCTGACCTTGGTGGACGAGGACGAGGTCCGGCCGGACACCCTCGGCGCGCGGGTGCAAGTCGACGTGTGGGGATCCGGCGGCAGCAACCAACAGGTGATCGACGCGCACGCCATTGCCGCCGTGATCCGGTCCGTCGCCCGCGACCTTAAAGGCAGCTATGCCGGCGCCTCGATCTCGAACGCCGTTGCCGGGCAAGTCATCCCCAATCCCGACACCACCACGAGCCGCGCTCGGTTCGTCGTGGACCTACAGGTTGAACTCACGTAAAGGACTCTCATCGTGGCCACTAGCAAGGATCCGAAGATCGCTGAGGCACTGTCCGAGCCGGTGGCCGAGGACATTGAAGCCCAGCGCACCGAGTACGGCACCTATGTCGCCAACCGCCCGATCGACGTGAACGGCGTCCGCGCCTACAACGTGGGCGACCCGGTGCCCGTCTCCAATGTTGACGCCCACGGGTACGACAAGATGCCGACCGGCGACGGGACCAAGACCGAGTCCTGGGTCGACAAGGTCTGACATGCGTGTCGGCAGGTTCCGGCCGGAAGTCCTCGCCGCCGTGTCACAGGCGCCATCGGTCAAAAAGGTTGTTCGCGCTGCCGCCGTCGAGATCCGCAAGGAAGCCCGCCGTCGGGTACCCAAGAACACCGGCAACCTGGCCAAGAACATCGCCATTGAGAACGCCTATGACGCCGCGACCGGCTTGGTTGAGTACCGCGTCGGGTGGACCAAGCGCGGCGGGTTCTACGGCCCCTTGGTTGAGCTGGGCACCGAGGACACTCCGGCCCGGCCGCACCTACGCCCGGCCGCCGATCTGATCAACAGCCGTCTGCGTTCTGCCGGCTGAACACCCGTAAGACAAGAAAGGTCCGCACATGCCGACCACTGCCGTGCCGAATCTCTTGCAGGATCCCGGCTATCTGTTCTGGGCGCCACTGGCGTCAACCGAGCCGACCAACACCGTGGCCGGTTCTGAGTTCACCGACTCGTGGCCGGTGGCGTGGATCAGTCTTGGCGCGACCGAGGCCGGGTCGACGTTCAACTACTCAAGTTCGATCGAGGCCGTCCGGGTGGCCGAGTTCTTTGACCCGATCCGCTACGCCACCACCGAGCGGTCCGGCTCGATCTCGTTTGCCATGGCGGACTGGACCTTGCAGAACCTCAAGCGCGCACTGAACGGCGGCGCCGTGACCGTGGTGTCCGGCACCGGCGCCACGACGCTGAGCAAGTACGAACCGCCCGAGCCGGGCAGCGAGGTCAGGTGCATGATCGGGTGGGAGTCGCTCGACAGCACCACGCGGATTGTGATGCGGCAGTGCATCCAAGGCGGCGAGATCTCGTCCGAGTTCGTCAAGGCGCCGGACTACGCCAAGATTGCGGCGACGTTCAATTTCGAGTACCCGACCGGCGCCAAGCCGTTCACCGTCTACAGTGCGGGCACCGCGCGGGCCGGTAGCTGATGCGCTCGGTTGACTTCCTGGGCGCCGAGTTCGCCATTGCCGACAAGGTTGGACTCATGCCGTTACTGCGGTTCGCGCACGCGGCAAAGTCCGGCCTTGACTCGGCCGACCTTGAGGGCATGGCGGCGATGTACGACATGCTCCGGCAGTGCATTGCCGACGAGGCCGTGTACGTCCGCGACGGTCGCCCGATCGACAAGCCCGCCGAGGTGGACGAGTCCGTGACCAAGCTCGGTGGTTGGGCCGAGTTCGAGGCGCACGCCACCAAGGCCAAGGCCGACGATGAGGATTTGATGGGCGTGGTTCAGCGCGTGATGACGCTGTTGTCCGAACGCCCTACTTCACAGCCCTCCGACTCATCGGATGGGCCGCAGCAAATCGCGCCTACATCAGAGGCCGACTCATCCTCGCTCGCGGTGGTGCGCCGTCTGAAGTCGACGGGCAGGCCGGACCTGGCGATGGCGGTGGTGAGGTCGCAAACGGGTTGACCCTGGCCGACCTGTGCGACGTGGTCTACGCCCTACAGGTTGACCAGATGCAGGCGTTGGAGCTGGCCGCCATCGCTGCCGGCGCCGAGGTTGTACCCGGCGACATGGTCGACAAGTTCGAGACGTGGTTGTGGTCCGAGCCGGACCCGGTCGACACCGAGCGAGCACAACTGATGGCCGCGTTGGGAGTGAGCCCGTGACCGCACTCACCGAGGCGTTCGTTGCCGTCAAGCCGGACATGGACAAGTTCGGCCCCGAGGTGAAAAAGAAGCTCGCCAAGATCGACGCCCGCAAAGAGGGCGCGTCCGTCGCGGGCCGGTTCGGGGTCGGGTTCAACGGCGCGTTCGGCGGCATCGTCAAGCACTCGGCCGGCTTGTTCGTCGGCGCCTTTGCGGCCATCAAGGGTGCGCAGGTATTCGGCGGTTTCATCAAGGACGCGGCCGAGTCCGCCAAGGTGTCCCGGCTGACCACTGCCGTGATCAAGTCCACCGGTGGCGCGGCCAAGATCACCGCCGGACAGGTAGGCGACCTGGCCACCGCCATCAGCAACAAGACCGGGGCCGATGACGAGACGATCCAATCCGGCGCCAACCTGTTGCTGACGTTCACCAACATCCGCAACGCGGTCGGCAAGAACAACGACATTTTCAATCAGGCCACCTCGACCGTGACCGACATGGCCGCCGCGCTGAACGGTGGCGAGGTCAGCGCCAGTGGGGTCAAGTCCGCGTCGATCCAACTGGGCAAGGCGTTGAACGACCCGATCAAGGGCGTCACCGCGCTACAGAAAGTCGGCGTCTCGTTCACCGACGATCAGAAGAAGCAGATCAAAACCCTTGTCGAGTCCGGCAAGACGATGGAAGCCCAGAAGGTCATCCTTGCCGAGCTGAACAAGGAGTTCGGTGGCGCGGCGGCGGCGGCCGGTGACCCGTTCGTCCGGCTCAAGACCATCATGGGGAACCTCGGCGAGGAAATCGGCGGCTACCTGTTGCCGGTGGCAAGCAAGTTCGCTGACTGGGTTTCCGGCAAGGCGATCCCCGGTCTGTCCGCACTGTTCGGGCTGTTCAAGTCCGGCGACGTGGCCGGGTTCGCCAAGGCGTTCAACGTCGCCCCGGACTCCGGCCTGATCAAGTTCCTGACCGGTCTGCGGTCGATCGCCATTACCGTGTTCACCACGGTCAAGGACGGGATCAACGGGTTCGTCACCGCGTTCAAAGAGGGTGGCGGCGAGGTCCAGACCACCGGGTTCTACGGATTCATGGAACGCCTCGGCCTCATCGCTCAGAAGACGTTCGGATTCTTTAAAACCGAGGTCATCCCACGGCTCAAAGACTTTGCCGGGTTCGTCAAGGACGAGGTGGTCCCGCGCCTCAAGGATTTTGGCGGCTTCCTCAAGGACACCGTTGTGCCGGCTGTCGGCAACCTGATCAGCGCATTCAAGCCACTGGCCGGTGACGTGGCCAACGCGGTGGGCGCCCTGGCCGACAAACTGTGGCCGGTGCTGCAGGACGTGGGCGGGTTCATCAAGGACACCGTGGTCCCGGCGATCAAGGATTTCACCGGGTGGCTTAAGGACAACTCGACCGTGGTCGGTGCGGTGGCCGTGGGCATCGGTGCCGCCGTCGCCGCGCTCTACATCTACAAGGGTGTGGTCGCCACGATCTCGGCCGTCACAAAGGCGTGGACCGCCATACAGGCCGCGTTCAACGTGGTCATGAGCCTCAACCCCATCGGCGTCATCATCATCGCGCTAGTCGCCCTGGCGGCCGGGCTCGTCTACGCCTACAAGAAATCCGAGACGTTCCGCAACGTGGTCAACGGCGTATTCAACGCGGTGAAGGACGTTGCCGGGAAGGTGTTCGGCGCGGTGGTGGGGTTCGTCAAGGGCGCGATTGATTGGGTGAAAAAGAACTGGCCGTTGTTGCTGGGCGTCCTGACCGGGCCTATCGGCCTTGCCGTGGTGTTGATCGCCCAGCATTGGCAGGCCATCAAGGACGGCGCCCGTACGGCGATTGCGTTTGTGGTCGACAAGTTCTTGTTCCTCGTGCAATCACTGATCAACGGCGCGGCTACCGCGTTCGGGTGGGTGCCGGGGCTCGGCCCCAAGCTCAAGGAAGCGGCGAGCAAGTTCGAGACCTTCCGCAAGGACGTAAACACCAAGCTCGCCGGGATCAACGACCAAGAGGTCACGATCACGCCGGTTGTCCTGGCCGCACAGGCAGCGCGGCGCAAATCCGTACAAGACCGGCTCGACCGCACCGACTCGCACTATGCCACCGGCGGCCGGGTGCGTGGTCCCGGCACGGGCACGTCGGATTCCATCCCCGCCATGCTGTCTAACGGCGAGCATGTCTGGACCGCCCGCGAGGTGTCGGCGGCCGGTGGCCACGGCGCGGTTGAGCAGATGCGCGCCTCGGTGATCAAGGGATTCGCCAAGGGCGGCGCGGTCAAGTTCGACGTGACCGGCCAGTTCCCCAACACCACGCGGGCCGCCAACAGCATTGCCGCCACGGCGGTGGCCGTCGCCAAGCCGATTGCACAGGCCCTCGGCAACGCACTCGGCGGCATCAGCCCTGGCCTGAAAGGCGTTCTCGCGTTCGTCAAATCCCAAGTGGGCAAGCCCTACGTGTGGGGCGGCGTCGGCCCCGGCGGCTACGACTGTTCCGGACTGGTGTCGGCGGCCATCAACGTGGCCCTCGGCCGGCGCCCTTACAGCCGGATCGGCGCCACCGGGTCGATGCCGTGGCCGATGTTCGCATCCGGTCCGGGCGCGTTCGAGGTGGGTTGGTTCACGGGTTCGCCCGGCCACACCGCCGCCACCGTCAACGGCGTCAACATCGAGTCGCGCGGTGGCCGTGGCGTGGTCATGGGTGCGGCAGCTCGTGGTGCCCGCAACGCGCTGTTCACCCGCCATGCCCACGTGAAGGGCTTTGCCGGCGGCGGCCGGGTCAGCGGCAGTGGTGGCGACGCCGCCTTTGACGTGCTCGACCCACGCGGCAAGGCGTTCGCCGGTCGGGAAGTCCTGCGGGCGTTGGGCATTGAGGATTTCGACACCGGCGGCCGGTGGCGGTCCGGAACCCTCGGCGTGAACCTGTCCGGCAAGACCGAGACCGTTGTTCCTGGCGACGGCCCGATGACCGTGCAACTGTCCCGCCATGACCGGCAATTGTTGCGGGCGGTGGCCGATCGTTCGATCACCCTCGACGGCAGGCGCGTTGACGAGGCGTTCAGCCGACGAGCGTTGGGAGGTGGGTACTGATGGCGACGTGGCAGTTCGTTGCCGACATGGCAACCGCGACGCCGTCAGTCCTGCTTGATCTCAACACCACCGGCATCCGGGTCGGCAACGATTGGAACCTCGACCCGGCGCCGTACGACAAGGCCCGCGTGGGCGGACCCATGCGGCACGGGCAGCGGATCACCCGATCGGTGGCGGGCAACCGCGTCCTGACCATCCCCATCGAGATCACACAGGCGTCCTCCGACGATGCGGCCACGGCGGTTGAGAGTCTCGGCCGACAGCTTGCCGTTGACAACATTCTCAAAGTGCAGTTCGGCAGCAACCCGGTGTTCTTCCGGACCTTTGCCGACCCCGGCTACGCGGCCCGTGTGCGCGGCATCCTCACCCAAGACACCTCGCTCACCCTTGAGATCGAGGCCGAGCCGTTCGCCTACGGGCCGAGGGTGACCGTCACCGGGTCGCCGTTCACCGTCTCCAACAACCCGGCCGCCGGAACCAACCCGTGCCGGTTCGACGTGACCGGAGTCCTGGGCGACGTACCGACGCCGTTGTTGCTGGTGGCAACGTCCACCGGCGCATCCGGTACGCCGTCCGGTCTGGTGTCCAAGTGGACCCACATCGCCACCCGCCGCCGGGGCACACCGAGCGGATACAGCAACGTGATCCAAGCCGAGGACATGACTCAAGGCACCGACACCACGGTCACCGCCGACGCCACCATGTCTAGCGGCAGCAAGTCACGGATCTCGTACGCCACCGCCACCGGCAGCGTCTTGCGGTTGTCGGGCACCTTCCCCGGCGGCGGCGCCACGGTCGAGGCCCGAGGCGAGTACACCGTTTATGCCCGTCTAGCGAGGACCGGAACAGGCGGAACGATCCACGTCCAACTGGGCTACGGCGCATCGTCGGCGGCGCCGATCATGAATGACGCGGTGACTCCGCCGTTCGTCACCAACCCGGTGTGGGTCAACCTCGGCCGGGTGCCGGTGCCGGTGTTCTCGGACCCGGTCACGCACGGATTCTCCGGTGTGCAGACCAAGGCATCGTTGGGGTTCGTCGGCATCTACGCGGACCGGGTCAGTAGCACGTCGAACCTTGACATTGACTGTCTCTACTTTGTGCCGGCTGACGACAGCACCGTCATTGTGAAGTGGCCGAGCACCGACACCATCTACGCCGTTGACGGCACCACGGACGAGGGCGGCGCCGTGTACGCGACCACCACCGCCTTGGACGAGATCGTGTCCACGAACACGCCACCACAGGTTGTCGGCGGCGGCGGCTTCCCCGAGGTGATCCCCGGCCAGACGAACCGGATTCACTTCCTGCGCAACGTCGATCCCAACGGCACGGCTGACGCCATCGGCGACACCACCACCCTGGCCGCGTACTACTGGCCCCGGTGGCGGGAGTTCACCCGGACCTAACCAGCGAGGACGCCCGCATGACTGCACTGGTCCAAGGACAGATCACGATTACCCCGGCGCTGACCTGGGCCGAGGTGTCACCGACCGGCCGCATGGTGATGGACTCTGCCGGCTACCCGCAAGTCCCGGCCGGAACCTACGTCAAGCTCGTCCCCACCGAGGAACTCGTCGCCAACCCGGACGGCACCTTGCACAAGTTCACGTTCGCCGCCTTGGTCCCGAGCGAGGCGAGTATCCCATCCGGCGACCGGGAGACGTTCCGGGCAGGAGTGCAATCAACCATCGCCGCGTTTCCCGGCCACACGTTCGCGGGCACCATCCGGTTCCGGGGTGACCTGATTGACGATCAGTGGCGGATCGGCGTGGCTCCGGACGGCGTGACCGTGCGCCGCCAGATCGCCCAACTGACATGGGTCAACGCGTAAGGCCCGGCGTGTGGAACCCGTGCTATTGCAGTACGGCGCGCTGGGCGTGATGGTCTTGGCTGCCGGCGCGATCATCCGGGTGCTGTTCCAACGCGAGACCGCCGCCCACGAGCGCGAACGGGACCGCGCCGACCGGATGGAAGCCGAGGTGCAGCGGCTCAACAGTGTGATCCAAGACCGCATGTTGCCGATCTTGCACGAGGCGACACAGGCGATCAGCGAGGCACTGCACCAAGAGCAACGGAAGGACCGCCGGTGAGTCCGTACCGTGACCGCGCCAAGGCGGCCGAGCTGCTGCAAAGCTCGGAAAAGTTGCGCTCGGATCTGCTCACCGCCGTGGCCAAGCTCGATTCGTACATTGAGCAACTCAAGGCGGTCATGCCACCCATCAAGCCGGAGGCGCCCAGCGATGACCCAACGCCGCCGCCTACCTGAGCCGCCGGTCGCCCTGGCCCGCGAAACGACCGAGCTACTCACCACACTTGAGGCCACGGTGGTCACACTGCGGGAGTTCACCGAACGGTTGCGGACGGCAACAGCCGCACAGGCCCAACGGGAGGATGACCAGTGACCGAGCCGCCGCCGTTTGACCTGTCCACACAGGCCGCACAACTGTCCATACAGGTTGAGGGCCTCAGTGCCTCGGTGTCCGCGCTGGCCCGCAAGCAACGCCGAGATCGGACATTGATCCGGTGGACGGTGGCCGGGCTGTGCGTGAGCCTCGTGGCCTTGGTGCTCGTCGGGGTCGTTGCCGTCCGCGCCAATCAGGCCGCCGACCGGGCCGACAGTGCCTATGCGGTGGCCGAGGCCAACAGGCAGGCAGCGCGGCTGACGTGTGAGGCCAACAACCAAAGCCGGGCAACGCAGATCGAGCTATGGACCTACGTCCTCGAACTGTCCGCGCAATCCAACCCGGCACCGACCCGCGAGCAAGCCAAACGCATTGCACAGTTCCGGACCTACATCCAGCACGTGTTCGCACCGCGCGATTGTTCCAAGCCGGTTACACCCACCGCGCCGGTGCCCACACCGACCGGCACTCGTTAGGAAGGACGCGCCCGTGTCCACCTACCGCAACGAGGACGGCTACCTGGCGCCGTCATTGGTCGCACTGTTCAACGAGGTCGACGCCCGTTGGCCGGCGCGCTCCAAGGCCAGTGACGGATGGATTGGCGACGCCGCCCACCTCGCCCGGTCAAGCGACCACAACCCCGACAAGGCCGCCGGTGGCGTGGTCCGGGCCATCGACGTGACCGCCCAAGGCATCAATGTGCCCGAGCTGCTCGCAGCCATCATCAGGGATCCACGCGTGTGGTACGTGATTTGGAATCGCCAGATTGCCTCGGTCACTTACGGGTGGAAGTGGCAGAACTACACCGGCACCAACCCACACACCAAGCACATTCACATCAGCATCAAGCACAACCGGGCCGCCGAGACCAGCACGGCCCGATGGTTCAAGTTGCCCACCGCAACAAAGGACACAGACATGACCGACGCGGCAGCACTCCGCAACGCGGTAAAGCTCGGCACGCTCGACGCCCTACGCGAGTACGGCGCGGCACTGTTCAAGGACAGCGGCGGCACCGCCGACCGGATTTGGGATGAGTCCCGAGAGAACCAGCGGGCGATCCTTGAGGCCATCAACGAGGTTACGGCGGCGATCAGGGAACGGGAGTCGTGATCATGGGCAGGATCCTGGGCAGGGAACCGGCCGCGTGGTCCGGACTCATCCAAGCGCTGTTGGCCTTGGCGCTGTCACTCAACCTGTTTGCCCTCACGTCCGAAACCGTCGCCCTCATCATGGCCGTGGTCAACGCCGCCTTTGGCGTCTACCTGGCGTGGGTGACCGCCAATACCATGCTCGGCGTCATCGTCGGCTTGGCCGAGGCCGTCTTTGCCCTCGTTGCCGGCTACGGCTATGAGTTGTCCACGGCAACGACCTCGGCCGCCATCGCCGTGGTGACCGTCCTTGTGGGGTTCTTCCACCGCACACAGACCACGCCCTTGCCGGCGCCGTCGTTCAGCTCGGATCGGTTACCCAAGGCCGCATAGGACCAGACATGAAAGAGCCGCCCATCTTCCCAAGCCGGGAGGGTGGGCGGCTCTTGTGCGTTGTTACGGCCGACGCCGCTGCCAACGCCGGAACACCTCGGCCCACGAGGACGGCGCCCGGACGGTGACCTTGATGCACTGGCCGGGGCCTAGCGCGTCGGCGGTGATCCGCTCGGTTAGGTCAAGCTCGATCGGGTCGCCATCAATGCTGACGGCAAGGAACGCGTTCGGCTCGCTCGTGGGGATATAGCGCACCTCGGTACGGCTACCGTCCTCGCGTTCGACCCACCCGCCACGGGGCCGGATCTCATCGCTCATGGTTCCTCCCGTTCTTTTGAGGCCAAGATCAGCCGGGCGTGACGTAGGTGAACCTGTGCTTGCCGGACTAGTTCGAGCCCGCTATAGACATGCTCGTCGCGGTGAGCCTCGGCAAAGATCAGCCGGTGACAACGGTCTAGGTTCTGCTGGGCCACCGACAGCGATTGCATGGCTTGGTTGTAATCGGCCTTGAGCTTGTCGCGGTGCCGCTGTTCAGGCGTGCGGTCATCGTCAGTCATGGCGGCACCTCGCACACACCGGCGGTACGTCGCTCACGTCCGGACCGAACCAATCCCCGCACGCCGCACACTGCCACTCACCGACGAGGTCGATCCGTTGCGCGTTGTCGGCAAGCTCGCCCAGCGTCTTGGACGGATCCCACGAGAACACGTGGCACGCCTCGTTCGGGCAGAACGCCTGCCCGCTATCGACCACGAGGGCGCCGCCGATGGTCAAGACCATTGCGGCGTGACCACAGCCGGGACAGGTGAGTCCTTGCGGCTCGGTGGTCATCACAGCCATATCCAATCGGTACGAACCCAATTGAGGGCGTCCGGCTGCAACATCAGCAAGGCCGCGTAACCCTGGGCCTGTCCGTTCCGTTCGGCCAACAGCACGGCGCCCGCGTCCTGGGCGTGGGCCGTCTGCCACTCGGCCGAGGTGATCGCCCACCGCCGCGTGTACTCGGGCATGGGCGTACCGGGCACGAGCCCGGCCACCACCTCGATCATGACGCGGACGCTTACCGATTTGCTGCCGCCGTCGATCGGCTCGGTTTGCGGTCCTGCCGGCGCGTCCGGTTCGTTGGTGTCTGTCATCGTCGCTAGTTCCTGTCTCGCGGTTTGTCGGGGGTCGGGTCATTCCGCACAAGGCGCAAGCTCGGCCGAGGGGTATCGGTTGCCCGGTGCTTGGGGCTCGTCTTGGCCCTCGGCAGTAGTCCGGACAACCGAGCCCGGATCTCGGTCAGTCGCCGCATGGTTGGTTCAGTACGAGCACCCTGTCAGGCCCGAGCACCCGAATGCGCCGTACGTCGCCGCCTGCCCGCCTGAGGGCGTCGGCCCTCACCAATGGATGCACACCCGCCAAAACGTCGCGTACGGGCCGCACAGCGCGAACGGTGACCGGTTCCGGGCTCGGCCTCGTACGACGGCGGCGACGGACGGCGGGTTGGTCAAAGATGGTGCCGCCGGGACGGACCTTGACGAACGCTGCCGGCTTGGCCTGATCGAGGCGTTGCAGGTAGGCGTCTTGTTCGGCCTTGAACTTGCCGATCTCGCGCTCGATCGTGGACTCGGACAGATGGGCGAACCTGCCCAACGTGAGACGTAGGTCGGGGGCATCCGACCACAGCGGCTTGGCGAGTACCTGGCGACTCATGGCAACCGCCGCCGTCGACACGTCCACTCAACACCGCGCATTCCCCTGCTCATGC